TAATTGGAAATAAAGGAGATGATATTGATGGTTTATTTGACACCATAAAAGATGTTGCAAAGATTTCAAAATGGGCTGGAGGTATTGGACTACATGTTCATAATGTGAGAGGTAAAGGTTCATATATAAAAGGTACAGGTGGAGAATCCGATGGTCTACTCCCAATGATGAAAACATATAATGAAGTTGCACGTTGGATTAACCAAGGAGGTAAAAGAAAAGGTTCTTTTGCTGTATATCTTGAACCATGGCATTCAGATGTGTTTGAATTTATTGATTTAAGAAAAAACCACGGAAAGGAAGAAATGAGAGCGAGAGATTTGTTCTTAGCAATGTGGGTTCCTGATTTATTCATGAAACGTGTTGAAGAGGATAGTGATTGGACATTATTTTCACCTGATGAGGCTCCCGGATTGTCAGATGTTTATGACGACCCATTTAAGTTCACACAAGAATTTACTGAGTTATATGAAAAATATGAACAAGAAGGTAGAGGAAGAAAAGTAGTGAAAGCTAGAAAATTGATGGATGCAATATTAACATCTCAAATCGAGACGGGAACTCCCTATATGTTGTATAAAGATGCTGCAAACTACAAGTCAAATCAAAAGAATTTGGGTACTATTAAATCATCTAATTTATGTACCGAAATTATTGAATACTCAAATGAAGAGGAGCAGGCAGTTTGTAATTTGGCATCAATTGCGTTACCAAAATATATTCTAAATAATGAGTTTAATCATGAATTACTTTATGAGTATGTTTACCAAGTTGTTAAAAATTTGAATAACGTAATTGACTTAAATTTCTACCCAACAAAAGAAACCGAACTTTCAAACATGAAACATAGACCTATTGGTCTGGGTATTCAAGGATTAGCAGATATTTTCTGTATGTTGAGATTACCATTTGAAAGTGAAGAATCTGATAAATTACAAACTGAAATCTTTGAAACAATTTATTTTGCAGCATTAACCTCATCTAAGGATTTAGCTAAAGAACAGGGGCATTACTCAACATTTGAGGGTTCTCCATTATCTAAAGGTATATTCCAATATGAATTATGGGGTAAAACAGATAAAGACACAAGTGGTCGTTGGGATTGGAAATCATTAAGAAAAGAAGTAATGAAATACGGTGTAAGAAATTCATTATTGGTTGCACCAATGCCCACAGCGTCTACCGCACAAATTTTAGGAAATAATGAAGCGTTTGAACCGTTTACATCAAACTTATATTCTAGAAGAACATTGGGTGGTGAGTTTATTGTAATTAATAAACACTTAGTTGGTGAATTACTTGAAAGAGGTCTGTGGTCAGATGAAATAAGAAAGAAACTTATAATGGAAAACGGTTCAGTGCAGAACATACCTGAAATACCTGTTGATGTAAAAGAAATTTATAAAACAGTTTGGGAAATGTCACAAAAGAGAATATTAACAATGGCAGCAAATAGGTCGATATACATTGACCAATCACAGTCATTAAATCTTTTTATTGGTAATGCAAATAAAACAAAAGTATTGGCGGCTCACTTATATGGTTGGAAACTTGGTTTAAAAACCGGTATGTACTATTTAAGAACTAGGTCGGCAGTCGACCCACTTAAAGGTTTAGGTATTGACACATCAACTGCTAAACCTATAAATGAAACACAAGAAATCCTAAATACTAATCACAACAATAATGATGAGGAAAAATTGGTTGAAATGGTTATGACATCAAGACCATCTGATTCACCATTTGAGTGTGAGGGATGTGGTTCATAAGCACAAGTGGGTGACTCCCTTAATGGTTCGCGGCCGACCGCAAGCATCCAATCATTTGACTATACAGGGGGTGAAGGTCAAATAATATATGTGAATCCCGACTGAAAAGTCGGGATTTTTTATTTATTAGTATTTATTGTTTCATTATATTTATTAGTATGGCTGTAACGTATGGTATAGATTTTCCTTTTAGAATTAGTCAGAAAGGTGATTTTTTAGTGATGACTGAAACTCCCGAGAGAGAGATTAGGGCTAACCTTATTCATTTGTTATTAACAAGAAAAGGTTCAAGGTATTACCTACCTGATTTTGGTACTCGATTATATGAATTTATTTTTGAACCAAATGATGCAATTACATGGGGACAAATTGAAGATGAAATACGAACTTCAGTTAGTACTTACATACCAAACTTGGAAATAAAATCAATAACGGTTACCGCAGCAGACCAAGACCCTGAAGAACCGGTGAGTCCACAGGAAGACGAAGATTCAAGGTTATTTAGAGTTTCAGATTATTCAACCAAACCTTACACTGCTAAAGTTAGGATTGATTATGACATAAATAATGAACCATTTGTTTCTTCCGATTTTATAATTATTAATATATAACATGAGTAAAAAAATATCATACGCGGTTAGGGATTTTGCAAGTTTAAGACAAGAACTTGTTAATTTAACAAGAGAGTATTATCCCGATTTAGTTAAAAATACTAACGATGCATCAATATATTCTGTATTGTTAGATTTAAACGCCGCGGTTGCGGATAATTTACATTTTCATATTGATAGAGTTTGGCAAGAAACTATGTTGGATTTTGCTCAACAAAGACAATCACTTTATCACATAGCAAAAACATACGGTTTTAAAATACCGGGTAACAGACCATCTGTTAGTTTATGTGACTTTACTATTCAAGTACCTGTAAGAGGTGACAAAGAAGATGAACGATACCTTGGAACCATTATAGCTGGTGCTCAAGTATCGGGTGGTGGTCAAGTATTTGAAACAATTGAGGATATTGATTTCGCGAATCCATTTAATGGTAGAGGAGAACCAAATAGATTAAAAATACCAAATTTTGATGGTAATAATAGATTGATATCTTACTCGATTGTTAAAAGAGAGGCTGTTGTTAATGGTGTTACAAGAATTTATCGAAGAGTAATTACCGAAACAGACCAAAGACCGTTTTTAAAATTGTTTTTACCCGAACAAAATATATTAGGTGTCACATCAATAATACATAAAGAAGGTACGAGTTTCGCTGGTAATCCAACAAATTCTGAGTTTTTAAATTCAACAAACAAATGGTATGAAGTAAAAACTTTAATACAGGATAAGGTATTTATTCCGGACCCAACAACAGCGTCAGATGCTGATAATTTTATTTCGGGAACCTATGTACCAGTATCAAATAAATTTGTAACAGAATATACTCCTGAAAACTATTTTTCAATAACCTTTGGTTCAGGTAATGTTAATCCACTTGACAACTTGGATAATTTTAATAATGGAACTATGAGAGTTAGTTTAGGTACGTATCTAAATAATTTATCATTAGGTTCATTACCAAAACCAAACACAACTCTTTTTGTAAAATATAGAATTGGTGGTGGTAGAGATAGTAATTTAGGTATTAATGTTATTACTAGTGTTGATGATGTGGATTTTGTAATTACAGGACCAAATGCATCAACAAACACACAAGTACAAAATTCCTTAACTGTAACCAATATTACTCCGGCTGTGGGTGGTTCAGACCAACCAACAATCGAAGAAGTTCGAAATATGATAGCATATAATTTTGCTGCACAAAATAGAGCGGTTACGTTAAATGATTATAAATCATTAATTGAAACAATGCCATCAACATATGGTGCACCTGCAAAAGTTAATGTTATGGAAGAAGATAATAAGATAAAAATCGAATTATTATCTTATGATGAAAACGGTAACCTAATCGATACAGTTTCAAACACCTTGAAAAACAATATACTAACATATCTTTCTGAATATCGAATGGTTAATGACTTCTTGGAGATTGAAAGTGGTGAAGTTATCGACTTAACACTTGAGGTTGATGTGGTTATTGATAAAAATGGTAATCAAACAGAAATTATTAGAACAATAATAGAAGATATCGTAAGTTATTTTTCAATTGATAAAAGAAAAATGGGCGACCCACTATTTGTTGGTGACCTATACAGAATAATTGGTGAGGTTAATGGTGTGGTAAACGCGGTTGATGTTAGAGCTTTTAATAATATCGGTGGAGAATATTCATCTGCGGAAGTTGCTCAATCATATGTTAATAATGAAACCAAAGAAATTGCCCAATCGGATATGACAATTTTTATGAAATCTAATCAAATTTATCAAATAAGATTTCCTGAAAAAGATATAAAAGTTAGGGTAAAAACGTTAGGAACCACTACATTCTAATTTAATTTTTATTTATTATTCTGGAAACCTATAATTTTCTATTTATATAGAAGAATGCAAAAACATAGAATTTCCACAAATATTGGTAAAGACCAAAAGGTTGTTGTTGAGTTAAAAAATGACTTTGACCTTTTGGAAATACTTTCGTTAAAGTTTACACAAACTGAAGCGTACTCCTCAATGTGCTCCGATTATGGTGTTGTTTGTGGTAGAATATTTGTAAATAATGGTTTCGGTGTTCCAAATGCTAGAGTATCTATATTCATACCAATCACTGAAGAAGATTCAAATGACCCAGTAATTTCAACTCTTTATCCATTCACCACGGTTGATGACAGAAATGAAGAAGGTTATAGATATAATTTATTACCTTCGAGGAAACAACATGGAGGTCACGAACCCACAGGAACATTTCCTGACCAAAAAGATATTCTTACAAGAGAAGAAATTTTAGAGGTTTACGAAAAATATTACAAGTACACTGTTAAAACTAATGATGCTGGTGACTTCATGATTTGGGGTGTACCGGTTGGGAATCAAACAATACATGTGGATGTTGATTTATCCGATATTGGATGTTTTTCATTAAGACCCGATGATTTTATTAGACAAGGATTAGGTGTCGATAAATTTAAAAATTCTTTTTCATATAAGTCATCAACAGACTTAGATACATTACCACAAATAGTTTCATTTAATCAAACCGTTGAAGTTTATCCTTTTTGGGGTAACGAAGATTTATGTGAAATTGGAATTACAAGAACAGATTTTGATTTATCTAGTAGAGGTGTAAAAGTTCAACCAAAAGCATATCTTTTAGGTTCTATTTATTCCGACCAAGGAAAAAACACAGTAAATAAAAATTGTAGACCACAATCTGCAATGGGTAGAAAATGTGACCTAACAACATTTGCTGCGGATGTTGAGATATTAAGATTTACATCCGTAAAAGACCTTAATGGTAGACCTGTTCTTGAAAGATATGAATTTCAAGAAGATATTGATGAGGATGGTTCGTTTGTAATTCCATTACCGATGAATATGGATTATGTTTTTACCAATGAATTTGGTGAAAATGAAATAACTAATGACCCAAATAAAGGTATCCCAACATCATCGTGTTATAGATTTAGAATTTCAGGAAAAAATCAAACATTAGGTAGAGTAAGATATGTTGGTAGTTATTTAGTACCGAATATTAGAGAATATAGTAATGATATTGATGCATCATATGCGTTTTCATTAAATTGGGACGATTACCCCACACAAGCAACAACAACATCAGTAATTTTTAATCAAGTTTACGGAAGTTATTTTCCTGAAGATTATTTTTATAGATTCACATATAATAAAGTTTATACATTATCATCATATATGGGTAGCCACTTTAAAGGTGGTAAAGACAATTATGTTGGTGTAAAAGATATCTCACCAAAAGAAGAGGAAGACTGTGAATCAAGTGTTGTTACTCCACCAATAAATTATGCTTGGAGGAGATTTAGTTTTGGAATTTTACTTGCAATAGTTATAAATGCATTCGAAAGAGTTATATATAAGTCTTTCCTTGGTGCGGTTCAAGTAATTATATTTCCATTCCAATTAATCTATGAAAAAGTAAGAATTGGTCCTTGGAATATTTTAGGTTGGACATTTTATTGGGCACCCTTTGATTCGTGGGACTCTCAGATTATAGAACCACTACAAAGACTTGGTACGGTATATTTAAGCACTGTAGTATATCCCGAGTGTGAATCTTGTGATGAAATCACAATTAACGATAATGATGTAGTCTCAACAAACGACCCATCTCTTTTATATGAAAAAGTGGCAACAGGTGTTGCGGTTCGTGATAAATTAACGTTAACCGTAGAGTGTGAGACGTATAATTTTGCAACCCCACCAGCAAGTGGAACAACTGTTTATCAATATAGAGATTGTAGTACTAACGCATTAACAACACTATCAATTATATGGAGCGGTTCTCCCGTTACAAATGTATGTATAAGAAATGGTTCACTTTCATTAGTTTCAGGAACAAATACGGCAACAAATGTTGGTACGTGTAACACATTGATTACTGAATACTATATATGTAATCCCGAACCCGACCCAACCGAAAGAGAGTATTATCTAAGTGAAATACCATCTAGCGGATACACATCTTATAATTCTGGTTTCACATATGGACAAAGTTTATCTACAATACTTTCAAATATTAGTATTAACCCATCTAGAACATATCACGTTAGAGTAACATCATATTTACCACACAATGATGCGTCAAATCTGGACACAAATCAAGTTACGGGATTAACAACGGGTTTGACATACAATTTATTACCAAGGACATATACCTGTGGTTCAACAAATGGTGTTCTTGGTAGAGACTTGGCAACACAAAACTCATGGTTAATATGGAACGACCCATCAATTTCTAAAGATTATGTGTGGACAGGTTTCACGTATGAAATTTATGATAGTAATTATGTTGTAAGTGGAAACACAACTACAAACGAAATTAATTCTGGAGGATTACCGGAG